TTCGCCCTGATGTATGCATAATTCCTGATCTTCGCCCGTATGCTGGGGTGTGACAAGACGTAATCCCACAGATCAACGTTGTAATTCACCAAGGAACCTGGTGCAACGCTGAAGCTTGTGACAGCCAAAGGGCGTTCAAGAAAAACGGACATATCAAGCACGTTATCCTGACCCACATTGATAGTGGTGTACTCCGGCTGGGGATCATAATCCCCAGCATCTCCAGCGACATCAGACACATTCTGATGCACATCAGTTTGCGTGGAAATATCACCCTGGTTGGTCATCTCCGACTCAATACCAGATTCTGTCACCACATTGAAACTCCGATTGCTTCTGTCGATGGCAGAACGCAACCTGTTCGCTGTAAGCTCCAACGCTTTCAGACGAGCTTTAAAGGCGAAGTAAACATCACATTCTCTTCCAAATCCAGGAGAACTGGAATACAACATGTTTTGCTTAGCTTGCCGATAACAGCATCCAGGCAATGGATTCACCATCGCCCTGAATTGATACTCTACTTCTTTCATCTCTAACTCTACTTCGTTCAGTAACTTTTTAACTTCAGCGGGCCATTGAAACCTATCCAGGGGTCGACCAAAACCCCAGGTAGTTATCTCCGAATACTTAGCGAACGATCCTATTCGTGGAATGACGGCGGATTCCGTCACCACTACTTCACGAGCGGCCTGTCTTCCTCCCTGTACAGGCATTGCTATGGGACATATAAACAGAGAGTCAAGAATCTGATCATATGAAATAAGATCAAACTTGCTCTCCGGGAATTCTTCGGCGAGTATTTCGCCCAAGACCTCCCTCACTTCGCCATACTTCTTTCTTCCCATATGGAAGAAAAGCTCGCGAAGTGATGAATTGACCAACATCTCATGGTGAGACTCGATGTTGATCTCCGAGGGAGACATCCACTCAAGAGTCTTATAAATTGAATCTAAAGCCAAAGGGGCCACAATGCGGCCCAGAGGCTCATAATACACAAAAGTTCTCTT